CGATCGCACTGATTGCCCTCGTGGTCGGCGGGGTCACACTCTACGTATATTTACAACCGACCAAGCCGCCGCCGTCGGTGAACGAGGTCCTCGCGACCGTGCCGAGGCGGCCGGCCGCCGCGCCCGCCCCATTTCACGCGGTACTGTTCGCGCAGGAAGAACGTGACGGCGTCGATGGGGTCATCCTCGGTATGGATCTTATTCTCTATTATTCTTCGTACAAAGGCACGGTCTTGCCTCTACCAAAGAAACGCCCCCGTCGTCGTCCGTTGAATTCGACAATAAATATATCCCTGCACTTTAAGAAAAAAAAACAAATGTCCAATTATAAGAGCCGGCTGTGCCGTCACTTCTCGAATGGGAAGTGTGATCTCGGGGTGGCGTGCCAATTCGCCCACGGCCTCGAAGACTTGCGTGGCGGCGACACCGTCGTTCACCTGGGGATCGAGAGGCCCAGCAGCGAGAGTCCTCAGCCGGACGCGCGACTCGTCAATACCACCATTACGCGGAAGCCGTTCACATATGTCGATAACACCCAATCGCCGCGTTGAAACGGACATTAATACACTCACCGCTCAAAAACAAAAACACCATCATGCGCGCTGCCAATTTACAAACGGTTGCGGACGAGCAACACCCCATCACCGCGGACGACATCGTTCGGCTGAAAGATACCCTGTTGACCTCCTTCCCCAACGGCATCGATTTGACATCCATCATACCAGCATGCAGAACGATTTTGACCCTTGTGGGAAAAGAACGAAAAATGTCCACGGTCCAAAAGCGAGATTTGGTCGATGACTTGCTCTGCTACGTCGTGGACACGACGGATAGCGGCCCGACGCTCGATCAGTTGGACCCAATCATCAAACAAATGATTCCGGCGGTCCTCGACGCGCTCATGGAAAAAAAATGCTGGTGCTTGTAACAATCTAACCCTTTTTGAATCGGTCGACGACCGCGCGTAGATCGGTGTAATTTCCCTGCAAGTCGATCTTCAGTCGTTTCTCGACAACACTCTGCTTGAATAATTTGCCCTTGTAGAAGAAGAGCAGTGTGGGAAACCCTGTGACGCAGTCCGCGATCTCTTGCGCCTCGAATTGGATGTCGCTCATCACGCCTTTCTCGATCGCCGCGAACGGTATCTTCCCCATCTTCGCGTGGTGCTCGTTCAGCCATTCGATCGCGCGACCACACGGCCCGCAGCCGTTCATGTGGACCAGGACGACCGCGCTCTCGTGCTTCTTGACCCACGCGGCCAACGCCTCGGTCGTGTCCAAGTGTGTTTGCTTGTGAAACCATGAGTGCCCTCCTGCTCGCAGCGCCCGGTTGAAGGCGCGGCGCGCCTTCAGTAGCCGGCCCCCGGTCAATCGTTCCGCGCGTCGAATCTCTCGTCGCCGTGTGTGCAGGTCCATTCTTTTTTTTTTATTTCCGGGCAACAAAATAATCGAATACGTAAAAAATGTTGAAAAAGTGGGTGGACGCGAACGACGTGCTGACCTGCCTGCGGTGCGGCATCGCCTTCTCCTTCTTGGTGCGCAAACACCACTGCCGCATGTGCGGCCGCGTGTTCTGCGGCGACTGCGCGGGCACCCACATGCCCGTCCCCGCCGTCTACATCGAGGGGATGCCCCTTTCGCCGCCCGGGCGACCGTCGTTCTCGTGGGGCGTCCCCTCGGACAAGAAGCGCCTCTGCGCGCTGTGTGCCGCCCGCGCCGTCTCCACGCAGAACGCGGACCAGCACATGCAGGTCCTGCTGGTCCTGACGGAGCGCGGCCAACTGACCATGGGTGATTGGGGGCGGCTGCGACGCGTCAGCCTCGTCTTCAAGGACGCGGTGCTGCACCTGATGCGCATTCTTCGCAAGGCCCGGCAGGCCACCCTTCCCAATCGCGCCACGACCGCCGTCGAACGGCGGCTTGTCGCCATGCACCGCGTCGCGTTGGTCGGCCACCCGGACTGGTACCTGACTTTGCGTGAGGTAGGAGGCCCTCGGACTGCCGGGGCGCCGCCGTGCGCCTGGTTGGGCTGCCGGTGCGGCCCGTCGATGTGCATCCCCGACGCGTTGGAGGCCGTGCTGAACCACGCCCACCGCCCCGGGCTGTACGGCAAGGCCTTGCGCGCGCTCCGCGAGGCGGGACCGGGCTTGGTACCGTTCCGTCCGATGGTGTGCTACGCGACGTTGCGCACGCCGCAGTTCCTCGACGACTTCGTGCTCCCCGACGCGGCGCGCAGCCCGGAGGCGACGCACCGGTACGCCTGGACGGCCAAGGGCATCGGGCACGACCGCCTGTTCGAGCAGGTCCGCCGGGCGAGCCGGGTGCCGGAGGAGTTGGACGCGTCCGTGCGCTTCTCCGAGTGCCTCCTGGCCCTTGCCCGCGCGGTCACGCTGGAAGGCCGGGCCCGGATCCTCGCCGCGTGGCGGGCAGCAGAAGATGGCGGCCCGGTCTTCATCCCCGGGCAGCGGGACTGGTGCGTGCAGGAGATACGGAGCACACAGATTCGGCGGCTGCCGAGCAGCACGCAACCGACGATCGTCCCGTGCGTCTGCCGCCACCGCGGGGAGCAGGGCCGGCTCGCGATCATCACCCTGCTGGTGAAGCAGGAGGGGGTGCTGAAAGACCTCTGCGTCATGAACTGCCTCGCCGAGATCGACAAACTCACGAACCACGCGCTCCCGATCGTCACCTACCACGTCCAGCCCTTGTCCGTCTCGTCCGGCCTCGTCGTCGTCGTCAGCCAGGCCGTGACATTGTACAAGGTCGCCTCGTCCCAGATGACGATCCAAAACTACCTCAGCGAGAAGAACCCGACCGTCCCGTGCGAAGAATTGCGGGTGCGCTTCTTGCAGAGTTGCGCGGTGAGTTGCGTCCTCTCCCACGTGTGCGGGGTGGGGGACCGCCATTTGGACAACATCATGCTGAGCGATGCGGGCTGCCTGTTCCACATCGACTTTGGGTACATCTTTCGGGAAGAGACGTTCCACCGGCGCGGCACCAACACGATGAGCATGAAGTTGACCTCGGACGTCGTGGACATGCTCGGCGGTACCAAGAGCGTCTACTTTGTTCAATTTCAGCAAGAAGTGGTGCGCATCTTCAATTTGCTCCGCTCGGACGTGAAAGGGTTCTACTACGTGTTCGCCATCTTGGCCGTGTGCAAATGTTTGGGCCGCGAGCAACTGCTCACGCACATCGAGGAGTCCCTCGTCCCGTTGCGAACAAAAAAGGAGGCGGAGATCTCGATCGTCGATTCGATACGGCGCAATACGTTCCATACGAAATGGGACAACATGCTGGACACCGTGCACTTTATCAAAAGAACATGGTTTGCATAAATTAAAAGTCGTGGACGCAATTCCCGCGTCGGACGGAAGCACGACGCCACGTCTTCTTTCCGACGGCGGCTTCGCCGTAAAATAACGTCTACAAAGTATTTGCAAACACCAACCATGCGGCAGGCAACGCCATCATGGGAGACGACGTCAATGGAACCATGGCGCAAGCAAGAATGGCACTACTGCCAAGGACCGCCTTCGCCAACCGTTCGTTCAAGGTGCACCGATGAAGAAGCAACCATAAGCCGCAAAGTGCCGTCAAAAGAAGGAACAGAAGGTCTTGTTTGGGGTGCCTTTGCCAAGAGAAACCGATGACAAGGTACAAAAATGGCCATACGACGCCAAAGACCCAAGAGGGTGGAAACGTAGTGCGTTGGACGAACGGTTTGCACTGTAGATATTGCACCAATAGGTTCGTCAAAGAAATCACACTACCAAAGACGAGAACGCGCATATATCAATATGGCTTTGTTCTGGGTTAATAAAAAAAAAATCACGTAACAACTCCGGGCAACGGAGACCAAACTCGGCGAGCGTATCCTCCGCGCCCATTAAGTGTATGGTATGGACGGCCAGTGCCGCGTCAACGGCGTTGTTCGCGTCGTCTCGGGAAACCGAAATGTGTCGCGACATTTTTCGTACAGTTCGTAGTCGTGGACGGTGACCACGGGAAAATGCAAGCGTTGGACACAGTGGCACGTCGGACGCAAGCACGACGCCACCGTCTTCTTTCCGACGGGGGTGCGCACGATGAATGCAAACATTTTTGTCTTTATGTCCAAAAAAAAACACCGCGCCGTGAACGGCGAACCACCTTTGTTTTTGCATTGCCTCGATAGTTGACTCGTTGACTACATTTACATTGGAATTTTTTTGGTGGCTAATAAGAAATAACTACCATGCCCATCCGAAAAAATTCCAGAAGATTGAGTGGTCGGCGCCGATCTGGGCGAAAACTGAGTGGCGGTCGAGTCGTCCGCAATGGCCCCAAAGGGGGCAAATATGTTCTCCGTGCTGGGAAAAAAGTGTACCTCAGTGGAGGCGCGGGATGCTCCGGGCTCAGAAAAGACGACTGTAAAGAAGACGATTGCGAATGGGTTGTGGGGAAAGGCTGTCGATCTGTTGCAGCCGCCAAGAAGAAGCCCGCGGCCAAGAAAAAGCCTGCGGCCAAAAAGAAGTCCGCGGCCAAAAAGAAAGGTCGCATGTCGGCACGAGAATACGTTGACGCCGCCGGAGGAGAAGCAGGCGATGTATGCGACATCCGCAACGACGGTGAGTTGAAGTGCCTCGTCTTTAACAAAAATGGATCGCCGTACTGGGCCAACGTGGAGGCTCCACAAGCGCAAGCGATCGCACGATGTGGCCAAGGTGAATCTTGCAGAACGACGTCATCATCCCACCGGGCACCGCGGTGTATAGATGGTGTATGTCTTCGAAGAAGAGGTTGACGAGGAAGCGGCTGCGAACCTTACGAAAGTGAACGAGGAGTTCATTGCAAAGGCGAAGGCCAAACTTACAGGGGAAGGCATGGAAGAAGAAATCCGAAGAAGAATTTTCAACGAGAGATGAACCGACGGTCGCGCAAATACCATAGACATACTTGATCCGGCGACGGGAAACGGCCGTGATAATAAAGTTTCACGGTCACGCAAAACAAAACCAAAATCAACAAAAGACTCATGATTTTGTCCGGCACGTTCGATGCACCCCGTTCGTGGTCGAGAAAAGTGCACGAGTCTTTTCATTTACAAGTTGTGGGTGGTGGTTCAAAAAAAAAGAAGGGGTATACCGGGGGGAACGCAAGTTTATGACACAACGATTTGTTTCAAAATGTCGGCGTAGTATGTATAATTCGGCTCCTCCTCGAACGCCAGGTTGCGCGTGTACTCCAGCAGTTGGGTCCACTGCCTGGCCGCCCTTAAGCCCGCCGTCAACTCGCTGAATGTAATATTCTTTTTGATATTGTATATTTTCGCATGCTTCTTCGATTTGGTCGCGGCCGTTTGTCCCTGCCAGGGCAACCGACCCAGTACAAAGTACAATAAGCAGAGTGTGAACCCTTCCAAATCGTCCCGTCGGCTCTGCTCGTACCCGGCCAGCACGCGGAGGGAGGCGTAGCGAGGCGTGCCCGTCAGCCTCTTGCCTCGCTTCACGGGAATGTGTGTGCGACCGTCCTTTTCCAAATACTTTTTACACAAACCAAAATCGATAATCTTGACTTTAGTCTCGCCTTGGACCAGGCAAATATTCTGCGGTTTGATGTCGCGGTGAACGATGCCGCAGTTGTGAACGGCTTGCAGCGCCTCGACGCCGAGCAAGCCCAGTACGGCCGCGTCCGTTTCGGACAATTTTCCACCCGACTTCTTCACGACTTGTTCCAAACTCGGTCCTAACTTTTCCATGACCAACGCTCGTTGGTACCTGTCCACAGACCCAAAGTAATGGATGGTCGGGACGAAGGGATTCTTCCCCATCGTCGAATAAGCCTTGCGCTCAATATTCAACTGGGAAGGGTTCCCTTTCTCCAGTATTTCCAGTTTCACCGCGACAATGCTTCCGTCCCGTGTATCTTTTCCTTCCCACACTTCGCCGAAGGATCCTGCGCCGATTTTCTTTCCCAATTTCCATATATCAAAGAGGAGCATTCCGTTTACACTTCTCGCGGTGTAAAAAGAATAGAAATTCGAACGCGGCTAACTAATCTATACCTTCGGCGGGATCGTTCTCATTTGTTCCGGGGCGCGCAAAGAGACTGGAGAAACTATCGTTCAGACCCGCCGTGGCGTCGGATATTGTCACCACGGCTTCGTCCCGCACCCGGAGTTCCTCAAGAGCCATCGCCCCGGCCCTCTCGTTCAGTAACGCCGTTTCTTTCGCGGCATGGTCGTGGTCATTATATATTTCCACGGGGCGTACAGACATGAGGTCGGGTTTGGTAAACGAATCGTCGGTTTTGAATTGGTGCATGAATTTGTTGGTTAAGGCTTCGGGGATCGACGGCGATTGTTCCAAGAGTGTGTTCAGCGTGTTCTTGGACTTCATGATGAAGTCGAACCCCGACATCTCACGCTGCTCTATGGGGAGGGACAACTCGACCGCTATAGACCGACTGAATTTGCCGAAGTTGATGGCGGCGGTCTTATGCTCCGCAAGCAACTCTGAGACTCTGAGAAATTGAGCCACCGTACTTATGAGGCCCCCACATAAGTTCAGGGACCCGATTATTGGTGGTGCCCAACTCTGCCATGCTGCTGGAAAACTGGATAGCGCAAAACTCGCGGTGCCGGTGACCGTACTGATCACAATGACGGGCAATGAAAACCCGAGATTCTGACGGTAAAATGTACGTTGGGCAGAATCGTGGAGGTACTTGTATGACCGGGCTATTTCGCCCCACTCTTTTAATATTCGTTCGTGCTGATGGACCCAATTCTTTGGCGACGATTTCGTCATTTCGGAGGTTGTCATCGTGCACTTTTAGTTTTTACTTTTACAGATAAAAAAAACACCTTATTATCACACTAGAAACGGGTGTTTTGCAGAACCATCTTGTACTTCCTCCTCGTCGGTGTCCGTTTCCTCGTCGGTGGTAGGAGGCGCCCCGATCGTTGATCCCTCTTCCAGTTGTGCTCCTGTCATCAATACCGGTTCGCCCGAGTCCGACAAAGAAGATCTTGCCGCCGCCTTTTGTTGTTGACGTTGTTGGTATATATCATACACCCACTTGTCTTCGTTTACATGTCCCGGATCCATTTGCGGCCCACCGCATACATCTACCGTTTCTTCGGTCTTACGCTTCTTGCTCGGTCGTGTTGTTGTTGTTGGTTCTGTTGTTGGTTCTGTTGTTGGTACCTTGTACTGCATCAACTGTGCCCCGGCATTACTCTCGGTGTACTTTTTCATACCGGGTGGTTTACTTTTTTTACTTCTGAAATGATGTTCACATAGACCAACTTTGTCCGTGGAATACCCGTGCGGGAGGCCACCAAGCGCGAACTTAACTATCGGCCGTGTGCACCCCTCCACGTAACATGTGTCAAAACTCATCAACTCGACCCCGTGGATCAAGTACTCCACGGTTTTGCCCTCCGGACGCAGAAACACTTCACAGATACGCGCAATCATCTTGTTCGTCGTGTATCCTTTGTTCTCGAGTTCGTCGCACAGTCCTTTGCGAAATTTACCGAATTCGTCGTGACGTAGCCGAGACTCAAACGACAACTCCTCTCCTCGTATTCGTTTTTGTCTTACCGTCTTTTCGATGAGCACGAAGAAGAGGCACGCGCACTGCCATGCCAGAAATGATGGAATGTTGTCGCGCGAAAGGGGTTCAAGGAGGTCGTAATATTTCGTCTTGGTTCGTAGTTGTTCCAAGTGGTCAATGGATGACTTGTACTCTTTTCTTTTCTTCATATTATTCGCTGTTTCGTCCAACAAGTGTTTCAGTTTTGTTTCAACATACGTTAAATGCGTCCTCTGCCTCGCCAAATCCAAATCCTTCTTCTTGGAGGGCAATGGGTACGTCGCAATGTATTCTGTTAGGGGTTCCCCTGTATACGTTTCCATCGATCCAATGTCCCCCAAGGCAATGGACACGAAGCCATTGTCTTTTTCGCACCGGTAGAGAATGTTCTCTATTTTAATGTCCGCGTAGACAACCGCGCGCTCCGTCCATAAACAACTGACCATTTGCCCGACCGCGTGTGCGATCTTCACACAAACGTCGACATGCAATGTCAACTCCTCGAGGTCGCCGTCGTATTGATGCATTATTATTTTTCCGTCCAGTGGAACGGAATGCACCACCCCACACATCGCTCCGACACTTAGCACAAGGCCCTGTTCTACCTCAAACTCGTTGTCCTTCTCGAACTCTTTCACCACAAAAGCGTGCTGTTTGTCGTTGGTTTGATAGAGGAACACGTTGCCGTGCGACCCCTGCGAAAGCAAGCGAATTCTGTTGAACACTCGTTTCGACCCATCGAGTTGTTCTACATATGAGTCCGAACCTTTTTCGAACGAGAGGTTTTTAAGGTTTACATGATTCACACGTGGTGTGCATGGTATGGGTCGTCCGTCCCGATCTATGAACTGAAACATTTGTTTGCTTTTTTTAATGGCAAAGATTTTATTAGCCCGGTTATTAAACTATTGAATCACGCAAAATTGTTACATTTTGTGACGTTTTGTAGGGTTTTGGTAGTTTAGAGTTAGGAGTAATAATAGGATGGTATAAAAAAATCATAGCATTTCTTCGACGACGTTGATGGTGTACGCCGACGCGTCGAAGTCGTAGGAGAACGTGATCTTCATCGGCCACGACGGTCGAATCGTCACGAGGTCACTCAATTTGTACCGGACAAGGTTGGCGACGTTCACCTTCTTCAACACCGCCCCGTCGTCTTGCTGGATCGTGCTCAAGGTGCGGTGCGAGTTGAACACGTACGAGCACGTGAGCAAGCGCGAGAGATCGTACATGGTCATGTGCTCTTGCCGACCGTCTTGTGCAGCGCGCACAGCATCGTGATGTCGTCCTCGGATCTTTTCTTCCGACATACCCGGCGCGACGTGGTACGTTGCGAGGACAATGTAATTTCCCGGCTCTGTCGGGTCTTGCAATTTTTTTCTCGTGCTGACAAAGACCCCAATCTTCAATGGGCGGTCGGCCAACAAGTATGTGTGGACCACGTCCGCGCACGTCATGGTAAACGAGGAGAATACATCGTGCTTTTCCGTCGGCGGCAACAAAATCGAGGCGTACGTCGTTTGTGCACCCACGTCCACGGGTTCCAACACACCGGTGCGGATCGTCTCGGTGAATAAGTTGCCGTCCATCGCTTGATGGCTCGCACGGAAGCGTAGAAGCCGCCCGTCCTGGGTTTGGAACGTTTCTTCCAGGTCGATGAGGAGACCGATAAAAGCGTTGGTAATGCCATGCGGTGTGTAAAAGAAGAAGATCAACAAGACCACGGTAAACAAGATAAGGGTGTATTTATTCATGATGACCGGCCTTTTCCTACATACAAAACAAAATAACAATGTACATGTGCTCCCGTCGGACGTACTAAACAATGCAGAGGGGGGAAATATGTGATTTGTAAAAAAAATAATTTCCTACATCCAAAACAAAATAACAATGTACATGTGCTACCTCCTTCAGTCGTCCCGTCGGACGTATGTCGGGATGACAAACAATTTCCCACGACGACTTCGCCAACACAACGGTGCGATCAAAGGAGGCGCGCGTGCAACCCGAGCGAACCGGCCTTGGTCCGCGGTATGCCACGTCTATCCATTTCCCGACAAACGGACGGCCATGCAGTTTGAGTGGAGAATGAAGCGGGCCGGTCGAGGCGTCAACGGTCGTTTGCGTGGGGTGGGGCGATTGTTGGGTGGGCGAAACGATTTGACGTGCACGATCGTCAACTCGCAAAATTGAACGCGTCAATGCGTGTGAGTGGTGGCGACCTTGAAAATTCTAAACTATCAAAACACTACAAAACGTCACTTTGACACACAATAATCCATCACCGCCTCACGAGCACCCTGTATCTCCTCAGCCCTCCGACTCGGGCCCCACGATGGGTCAATTTCAAGGACGGCACCGGTAGATCCGATCGCGATAATTTCGGGCGTCGATAGTGGGTCGGTCTTCGTAACTCTTCTTCTCGTAGCCTTCGTTCATTTTCGCGTTTGTTATATTCCAATACCTCCCGTTGTGTGTCCTCGGATAGGGTTTGCCACGCGCGCTGACGCTTTACCTCCTTTATTCGTTTATTCAAGTCATCGATGCGAACGAGTTCTGTGCCGTACCACGAGTGCCATGTACCGGGGAAAAATGTAGTGGCCATGACATTAATATATTGGGACGATTACCACATTTATTCGAATATAAAACCATCCATGGGAGCAACGTAATCGTTGTTTGTCATGATCGTTCTGACACCACATGGTATCATGATTTTACTCGGTTTCAAACTCGAACAAGACGTAGAATAGAAGAACGAGTTGTTCGAAGAAGAGCAGAACTCCAAGCGTAATGGGTAAGGCCAGGCGGGTCGGGTCGAATAAGACGGACAGGGCGAGCGGGAAGAGTGTGACGAGGAGGCCACAGAAGACATATACCTTCTCGCGCCGCGTGGTCTTCAGCGGCATGAACAGGTCGACGCCCCCCGCGAGCATCCACACCACCGACACAAGGGTGTACAGAAATTGCTCGAGGCACGGTGGGGTGACGACGACGACTCTTCGCAACGGCGCATGCAAGACGGGGGGGCACCCGTGCACAATTCGAACGAACGCCGGGACGGAAAAGATGATGGAGAGCACATACCCGGCCCAAAATAAAAGTTTAACCTCCGGGCGCTCGACATAGTTGTACGGGTGAAGGCATACCGTGCAGTGGGTGCGTTTCCGGTGCTGCTTTGAAAACTCCATCCGCCATCGTCGTAAGCACGTTTTGTGAACGTGCGCCGCGGTACCGGTGCAGGCGCACGGCTGCACCATGGATGATGCCTGACTACTCTCCAAACAAATCCGGCACACGGACGACGGGGCGACGAACATCGACGATTTTCTCAAGGCGGAGAATAAAACAATCACCCTTTGACCATGTCAACCCAGAGTGCCGGCAGGAGGAGACGCGAAGGCCACGATCCCCTCTTTTGGCCTACCGCCCCGTTCGTCGACCTTATTACCTTCATGATTGAATTTCACGAACGTTGGGAAACCGGTGATTTTGTATTTTTTAGCCAATGTACGACCGAAGGTGTGATCTCCATCAACGAGCATCAGGCGTTCTGTGTCGGCGGCGACACGTAGCGCTTCCGGCATGGCTTCTTGGCAGTAGCCGCACCACTTGGCGTGGAACATGATGACATGCACCCCACCCCACGTGTCACGACTGAGGAAAGCGTCTAACTCGACCTGACTGGTGAGTGCGTACTTTGTTTCTGCGGACCGACGACCGAAAATGTAGTATAGGGTAAACACCACGACAGCAGCGAGGAGGAGTTTGTTCATTTCGTTTTTTTTTAATAGTGTGCAACATAAAAAAAATTGAACTAGACACAACTGATTACGTCGTGTGTACCTGTGGCCTATGAAATAAGAAAACAACAAAATCTTCCCGGGTAAGCACGGTTATACGCTTTATGGCAATTCTGCATTGTGTAGTGTAAAAAGTACTTTTTGTGCCTATTATTGAATCATCCCGTATAGTGTTTGGGTAGTTTAGGAGTATATTGTGACGTTTTGTAGTGTTGTGGTAGTGTAGTGACGTCAAATCGAAGAAATTAAACGAATAATTTAGGTTTGGGGGGAAACGTAATTATTACGATTTTTTTTTGATTTCGAATTCAATCCAACAAAATTGTGGCGTTTTGTAGTGTTTTGGTAGAGTTATTTCAAACTATGTTGAAAGTCAAATCGAGGTATTTATTAAACTATATGAACATTTGTACTTAAGGGTTTTGGCGGGAAACACTTGCACGAGGTTTGGGTGGGAAATGTAATTATTATCGATTCTTTTTTTATTTCGAATTCAATGGATGATGATTGATTGCGCGCGTGCGCGTTTGTGGCACCGTATTTAAACCCCCCCACGAGGGGAAAGAACGGTAGGGAGGAGAGTTCATAATAAACGAACCGAAAGGGGTTGGTTTGGGTGGTGTATTAAAAATATCCTACGATGAATGATGCGGAACTCGCCGCCCGACATGCCCGTGAGAATCAGGCTTTGGAAGGTTTTAGAGATCTCCACGCACTTCCACCTACATATGATATCGATCATATATATGCTAGATCGGCCTTCTGGTGGTGCAAAGTGCTTATTTTGGAACCCCTCGATCATCTAAAAGTCCTCGGGATACAGCGTTCACTTCAAGAAGGCATATGTTTCGACAGTTGCTCGGATGCGGAAGGGGTGCCCGCCTTGATGGACGTGCAGGCTATGGAATTTGGCAGACATACCGGGAATAAAATGTTGGAGCAACTCGAAAAACGGCTGGACTTGTGCCATATGAACGAAAGAGATACAGCAACATTCGATAAGGATGCTTTTCCGGACGGGCAAGATCAGGAGTTTTTAGATAATCAGGAAAATTTCCCCGTAGGACACGAATCGCGATGGCCTCCTGACTTCGAAATGATCCGGCCTCGAGCCGTGTACGAACGTATGCGCGAGAGATTGTTGGGGTGTGTTAAAATCGCAACCTTGATATTCCACGATTTAAATGTTCGTCTAGGCACACATTTCTGTGCCGAAGAATCGTATAATCACACGCAAATACCGACAAAGAGTGGGGAAATGATTATTACCCGGCGCACACAGGCCAAACTGTACGAGTTCAATTATAAAATAAGCGGGGACCAAGTGCACGAAAAAAAAACGATGCCGCAACAAGTTCCAGAATTGAAGAATGGTAAGCGCATCTGCGCATACAAGAATTGTCAAAAATCGTTCGACAAACATGTCACGTACGAGGATGGATCGCACACGAGTGATCACAAATTCGTACCGTGTATGAGACCACAACCGGGCCCCAGAATGAGCCAAAGGTCCTTCGGGCCGTACCGGAACCCGGACGGCACGCCGCAGAAGGTGACCGATTTCATCTACGCCCATTTCAGCCCGCCGCACGAACTCAGCAATTACGTCAACAAGACCACGGTGGACAAGGCGACCACGAATATGATCCATGACCGCTTCAATACAACAGGGCAGCACGTCATCCGCGTCCCCGTACAATTCACGTGCCAAAACGGCATCATCCATATCGAACAAAAATGCGGGCGGTGGACGCCGACGTTCACGCCGTTCCGAGAGTATTGTATGTGCCAGGACCTGCCGCGCGCGCTGCTGGCATTGTTTCCGTGTCGATGCAAGGATGTGAACGAACGACTCAAGTCCAACGTCGTCCAGAAATCGTTTCCGAAGATCTACATCGATTACAAAGACTTACTGACCACGATGCTGGGTCCGAATTTACACCCGCAAGAATGGAACGTCGCGGACGAGGAATGGGCGGCGTGGTACAACGGGGGAAATAATAAACCCTTCGAAAATCTCGTCGAGCACCAGTCTCAAGCGATCGACGCGGCCGGCCAACACCTCTGTGTGTGCGGGGAAATAATGCAGCGCTGCGATTGCGAAACATTCACCGCCTGCATGCGCAAAGCATGCTTTCACTGCGGCAACATGGAAGAGGATTGCCCGTGCGCGCACTTCTGTCCGTTCAAGATGGACCGACACAAGGCCGCGATGGCATACTTTGAGCAGAACTGCATGTGGGTGCGCAAGATATTTCACGACCAAGATATCGACTTGCACACGATGGTGTTCTGGGTTGGCTTGTGGTTCGGGCGATCGCAGTTCCCCGTAAACACCCACGACAAGTGGGGCATTTTGCTGAACTTGTACGGCAAGGGCGGGTGTGGGAAGGGGGTCAATGCGGAGTTGCTGAAAGAACTGTTCGAGCCCTCCTCCGGCGATATGCTTGTGATTCCCACGAGCGACCAGGAACAGTTCGCCGGCGGGAATATGTTCCACACGGATGGGTCGTTGGCCCGCGTCGGGCTCTGCATGGACGCCAACACGGAAAAAATGGTCGAACGGGCGACGATCTGTTCCATGGCCGTCGGCGAAGCGGTGCGAGTGGCTTTGAAAGGGGAGGCTGCGGTCAGCACCGACGCGTACACGACGGTCCTGTGCTACTGTTCGAATATGCCGATCTACCAAAACGGAGACCAGGGCGGCAGTTTGGAGCGCCGGGTGGTGTACATGAATTTTATCAAAAAGATCGTTATGAATCTAAGCCTACCCGACATCGCGAGGATGGAGATTTTATGCGTGCTGATGGTGGCGTTGCTCGAGTACTTCCACCATGCGGATTCGGAGACGAACGGGGCGCGGTCGTTTTGGCAGTTCTGTCCTCCGTACTTCAAAAAGCAGCGAGGAAGCGTGCGCCGAGAGTGCAACCCCGTCGCGTCTTTCCTAACGGAGGAAATCGACAAAGGCGAGGAGGGCTTGGTGTTCAACCCCCAGGCATCCATACCATGGGCGGACTTTGCGAGAGCGGTGGAGCATTATATTAAACAACGACTCTTAGATAAATCGAAGGGCGACGCGACGTTACAAAAGTTCAACAAAAAAGCGCCGGCGGACTCGGAGGACACGTTGCATGAGTTCGGGCTCCGCCTGACGCGCGGCAACGTTATAGGCGTCGCGCTGTACTCGCACTCGATGGACAATTTGCCCAGTTACCCGCCGAACATGGACGGCGGCGAGGCTGCACCAGCGGCGGCGCCGCCGACCACTTCTTCTTCGGCCCGCAAACGGGCGCGGACGTCGTACCCCGACGACCAGGATCCCGAATTGAACCCGGACCAAGTCTACGCGTTCCTCACGCAGGCGCACGCCAACCAGTTTACGAGGTACTCCGAGCAGCAGAAGCAGGCGTTGAAGAGTTTGATGGCGGACATGATGAACGTGTCGCATGAGACAAGCATGTATGGGAGTAGTGGGTATTAACAAGTATTAACCAAAAAAAATATTATGATACATGTTGTAATTTACAAGTACACCTTCTTCCCGCCCTTCAAGACGTATTGGCCGCCACGGGGGCCAACACGCACTTTCCGACCTTCACATCGTCCTGATATTGGGTTACGCGTTTGGTAGGGCTTGGGGCAAGGTCTCTCTTTCCGCGCCTGCTTCGCTGCCAATTTATTGGCGGCCGATGATTTCCGGCGCTCCCCGGCGCGGGCTCGTGCTCCCAGTCGTTTGTACACGTTTTGTACTCTTTTTGTGACTCTACCGCTTTTCCGCTCGGCCTTGGCGGCTTTGGACTGCGACAATCTTGGCTTCCCGCAATTCTCGACACAACGATATTTGTTGTCCTCACCTCGTTCGTAGAATCTATCCCCCGACTGGAAGCGGTCCATATTCATTTCTCTGGCCGCCTTTAGGTCCGCGGTGTACTGTTTCAAGGTGCCCCCGCTCAATCGACGGGACTGGGTTCTTCTCATGGGCATGTTTGTGTGGAAGAAGTTTTGTGGTTGTTTGGGTTTTCTTATTGCGCATATTTTTTTTCCTCGTCGTGCAACGCCCGGCCCTCGGACGACCAACTTATTTTGTAATCGAGCGGCGTCTTCCCCGGTACGAGACATTCCTCCATAAATGGGAGCAACGTGTCGTCCACAAAATTCCCGAAATGCTCCGTCAGTTTCTGGACGAAAGGAAAGTGTGTGTGCAGATGGTGGTTGATCACCGCCACCGTGTCCGTCGCACAGACTCCGGGCGCGTCCCAGAACGTACCGTCGAGCGTGATTGCATAGTAGAGCGTCATCGCCAGTCCGGGTAAGTCGGCGTTGCTTGTGATGCGAAGTCTTTGTTTTACGGATGATGGTAGCGGTGCTTTCGAATGATACCGCAGAGCCATCCGCAAGACCTCCTTCGCTTGGAAAGGGTAGGTACCGCACGGCAAGCAGCCGTGTTTAAACGTTTTGCGGTCCACCAGTTCGCCGCGGCTATTCAATGCGGCCGCCTGTCCAAAATCTGCCAGTTGAAAACGTACGTTCTTGTTTGTCGTGCCGATAACCAATACGTTCTGTGGTTTAATATCGAGATGAATGATTCGCTTTTCCTCCAGCGAATGGAGGGCGCGTAGAATATGGATACGAAGTGTTTTCGCCGTCACCCAGCGTTGCCGCGGATCTTGTTCGCGATTGAACCATACGTGTGCATCCATGTCACAGCGAATCAGACAGAGGGACAGAGGCGATGATGGAATGGTGTCGGACAATTGGACCACGAATAAATGCCCGAGAAACATACGCAATACGTTCTGCTCCTTTTCCAAATATTGCCGTGCGTGTTTGTGCGTCACATTTTTGCACGTCTTGAACGTTTTTTCGACGCTGCTCGCGTCACGACGACACACGCTCACACTGGCAAACGTCCCGCGCCCCAATTCTTGTGGCGGCAATTCTGCTTGTAACGACATAATATCCTCGTCCCACGTATCAAATCTGACGTTCATTGTGTGTTTGTTGCTGTTTGTTTAGATTTAATAGATTGATTTGTCTTTTGCCCCCGGTCCGGGTTTCCTTGGGTATGGGACACCACCTGGTGGTGTGTGTGTGGCCTGGGTGGTTGTTATTAGTTTCCAATAAAAAAAATGATTTTGTCTACGAATTTGAATTGTGTATAATAATAATAATAGTTGTACTTACTACGTATTAAATATATATATCGTCCTATATAATATTTCTTACCATTTCCCGCCATAAATTAAATGGAACTTGAATTTCCAAACAACAACAACAACAACACATATGATGTAGCGCCCGGCGCTCATTGGACACTTTGGGGCCCCCCCCGGTTAAGTAACCAGGCGGCTTCTCAAGTTACCGATTGAATATTATTATGATCATTTTTGTGGCACTCTTCTATGTACTCTTTGGGCTGCTCGCATTGCACGTGTTAGCGTGGATCTGTGCTCTATGCATGAATTTGCTATCGAACATGTGTATGTTGGTGGCGAAAGTGATGGACGGTTACCGCGTAAGTCCTGCCACCAAACCCAACACCGCGTCGGCACCCAGCCATACCGCAGAGCCGGACACCGCGTAGCCGAGAAACATGAAAGCGTGAAGAGGACGGAGTCGGCCCCACCACGCCACCCCGCCGAAGAATCCGCGCGTTGGGAACGACCCCAACCACCGGCACGCGACGAACAGTGCGAGCAGTCGGAAGGTGGGGTGGGGGAACCGGTGCGCCACGTACGCGATCGAGAAGCGTGCGGGGATGCACGCGGCGAGGAAGAGCGCAAAACGCTGCTGGTCGTTCATTTCTATACGCGGTAGATTTTATTTATTTCACGGTGTATTCGGAATTCGGCAATTTCCAGGATAAACGACTTGTGTAGTACTTACGCAACTTCGTTTGCACGTGCCCAGAAGACTGGGGCCATCTTATGTCCATTTCGAACAGGTACTGTTTGGATTTATTCGCGTACTTATTTTCCAGCACGGAGAGATCTACCCCGTCCAGGAGATGGTGCCCATCGATTTCGTCAACGTCGACGAGCACGTCCGGGTCGTGCTCTTTCAAAACAAACAAATCTGAGAAATTATCGCCGGCGTTGAGCAATAAATGGTAACCCTGCGCCACGATACGTTTTCGCGCTTGGTACTTGAACCACGAACGAGAATACGGTTCGTAGTTGCTGAACGTTAAGAAGATGCTTTCCTCGTCGTAATCGGTGTGTCCCACCGCCCTCAATTGCTCCAGGGCGTAGTGGCGGCTCGCTTCGGTGAACGATCGAGCCGTCACGGCAAACAGTTTCACGTTATGGTCCCGTAGCCACTGCACAACCTTTATCGTTGCTGGGTTTTGCTTCACCGCGTCGTTCGGCAAGTTCAGCAACAACGTTTCATCGATATCGAACACGGCCGCCCATGGCTGACGTGTTGTCGGTTCGGCAATCATCATCCTCTCCAACTTGCGTATTACGGCATCGCTCAAACTTTCGCTCGGTCCGGTCTCCATTTTCTTTCTAAGTAGCGATAGAAAAAATATGATGAGTGATTTTTTTACACTGGTGTCGACGCCCAACTATGAGTTTGCGGCTTGTTCGGGTCGTACGGCGGCGAGTACGGCGGCGACTCCGGCGGCTTGTTCGGGTCGTACATGGGGCTCGACGGGGCGTAGTCCGGCGGCTTGTTCGGGTCGTACATGGGGCTCGACGGGGCGTAGTCCGGCGGCACCAGCCGCGGACTCCCCGGGTCAAATTTGGAGTACGTGAACATCGTCGGCGACGTGGGCGCAAAGCAGGGCAACCAATTGTCCTCGTCGAGGGGAAACGTCGTCGTTACTATCGGGCCTAACGGACGCAAAACCGGCGGTACGAACAACCCTGGCACCGCCGGCAACGCGTCGTACGGGCCGGGCGCCTCGGCCCATGGGTCCTGTTCCTCCTCGTCCCACCACTCACCTTCGCGCGCGCCCGCGGGGTCAACACCACTCGTCGTCGTGGACGCCCTCTCCCACACCCTCAGGGGGTCCTGGAAGAAGTCCCAGTACCGCTTGCGGTCGGTGACGACGAACGCCCTCCTCTTCTTGCCTACGAACACGGGGCCCGCATTATTCGTCTTCTTCTGCACCGATGACGATACGAGGGTAATGTTTCCGGTCCCGACGGGGCAAATCTTGCCAAACATGATCGAACTTGTCACGTTCCCGCCCACCGGCTCAGACAGATTCCACAACCCGCCGTCCGCCAAGACTTCCATGCTCTCCTCGAACGAGGCGCGCGTGAGGAAACTCGGGTTCGCCTGGCGGGCCAGGCCGTGCCGGCTCACCGGGCGCAGGTACCCTTCGAAGCACATGGTGTGGCACAGCACGTCAATATGACGCTCGTTGATGTAGCCACCGTCGAACATCAACACCTTCTTCAGTTCGTACCGGAGAACGGCGAGCCCAATCTCGATCCCGAGGGTCTCGATGACTTCCACGATGTCGTTGGACACGCACCGGGCCGCGTCGAGCCCTTCGACGTGAAGCAGCGACCGCACGTCGGAGCCGTCGGTTTCGATGACGTGCGCCTCTTCCTCGAGGACTCCGCCGTCGGCGGTACGGGTTGAGACGCGCGCGGCGCGCGCCGACGCGCCGGTGATGGCGTTCGACCCCCCCTGCACGACGACGTGCTCCTCGATGGCCCGGCCAATGGCGGCGAGGGCCGCGCCGTTCCCGACCGCGGAGATTTTGCACTCCCAGGTCGGCATGGCTTCTTCGGAGACGTAGCACTCGATGCTTGCGCTGAACCGTTTCACGGCGATCTCGACGGCGTGCGGGTGGATGCTCGAGCGCTGCATCACCGCCTTGTCCAGCCGCAGCATCCATGCGGAGGAATGGGGCGGGCGCGGCGCGAGGCGGACGAGATCCTCCAGCGCGTCGATCTCGGCGGCGAACTCGTCCGTGTGGTACGACGCGACGACTAGCGACTTCAGGGGAAAGTGCACCAGGCTCTTCGCCACGCGCTCGGCCAGGGGCAAAGTGACCGGGCCGGAAAAGTAGCAAGTGACCATGGGCGTCTTCAACCGCGGCGTCCCGTCGAGAATTTCGTTCATCCGGGGCACGCCGAGCGTGAGCGATTTGTGCGCCACGCCGGCAAAGTGAAAGGTCTTTTTTTGGGTGGTTAGTTTCATATGTACGTAGCACAAAGGCAAAGTAAACTTACGTTCAGCGTCACTGGGAGAGAAAAAAAAACCGTGTGTTATATTGTTAGGAATTGCAAATCAACACACCGCGAGAGACGACGAAGAAGAAAGACACTTACTTTGCGTGGTGGGCTCCCCGATGGAGGTCGAGGCCAAGGGCCCGACGGCCTCCCCGCTCGCGACATGCGCGCGCCAGATCTTGCGCCGCAACGTCATGAGGGCCGAGAGCGAGACGGGTCGTTTCGGACGACGGCCGAGCAGGGTGAGCACCACGTGCAGACGGAAGGCGACGTGCCCCCCCAACTCCTCCTCGAAATCCAGGATGTCCTGCTCCGTCGCGGCCGCCCCCGCCGCGCCGTCCCGGCGGAGGACGCGTCCCGCGTTCGCCGGGAAGTGGAAGGCGTCGTCGAGCGTGCTGTCGGGGTAGAGCAGCCGCGCCGATTGCAGCGTGTCCCGCATCGTCAGGACGCGGGCAAGGGTGCCCGGGGCCAAGTCGGGGTACGCCGCGGCCACGGCATCGTCGTCCATGCGTAGCACGGGGAGCCGGACGGTCTCCAAATATTTGGCGTCCCAACCGTCGCCGCCGTAGAGGGGCTGGACGATGCTGCCGCAGGCATCCCGGACCGTGCCGTCCTGCCAGACGGTGATGGACTCGAGGTACTTGGTCAGCCGTCGCTGGATGCTGGAGAGAAGGGTTAGAAACGAAGCAACAAAACCGAACGATAACGAGATTACTTACTACCCTGTCGAGGCCGTCTTGATGCTGGTATCAATGATGCCCTCGCGGCCGCCCATCTGGTGAAAGAACGCCTCCTGCGCCGAGAGGCCCAGCAGGTAACTGTTCGCGACGAAGCCCGTGTTGGTCGGGTCGGAAAAGTCGATGCATGCGGGCAGGGTCCGTTGCGGCGCGGGCAGGATCCGGTTCCCGTTCACAACCTGCTGCCCGACCACCGCGGCGATCTGGGCAAAGTTCAGGTTGGAGCCCTTGGCCCCGCTGTCGATGCAATTGAGAATTTGATTGTTCGTCCCGGCCGCCCTGTCCAAGGCCAACTGGCCCGCCACGTCCGCGACCTGCTGCAGGAGGGAGAACGTCTGGTCCTCGGTGCGCCCCGTCGCGGCCTTGAGGGCGGCAAATTTCCCCGCGACGGCGTCCGAAATGTCCGTCTGGGTCTGCGCGTCCAGGATGCAATCCCCGAGGCCGATCGAGAAGCCCGCCGAGCGCATGAACGCGACGACCAGGCGCTGGAGGTCGCTGAGGAACTGGTTGGCCGGCTCCTCCCCGACGTCTTGGCAGATAAGGTGTACGAACCCGAGTTCGACCGCACCGATCGTCTTCTTGCAGATGCGGCCGCAGAGCAGGCGCCCGTCGCGCACGACGACGGTCCGCTCCTGCGCGTCCAGCGGGTCGAAGCCCGGGCCGTTCCGGACGACCTTGTCGAGGTAGGTCCGCGGCGGGACCACGTGCGAGAAGACCTGCTTCCCCGTCCACAAGGCCCGGGGGTGGACGATCGCGGGGGGCGGCAGGTCGAACGACTGGTAGCGGCACACCATCATCAACTGCATGAATTCCCCACGGTCGAAGAAGGAGTCTTTCCTCGTCATCAGGTAGGCCCCGATCACCGTGTCCTGGCACGCCGCGATCAAGGGCCGGTTCGTCGAAGGGGTCACGATGTGCTTGGACACGTGCATGAGTTCTTTCATTTCCGCGTGGGCCGCGAGGGACTGGGGGCAGTGCAGGTTCATCTCGTCGCCGTCGAAATCCGCATTGTACGCCTTGCACACGGCCAGGTTCAGCCGGAACGTCTTCCCCGGCAATATTTTGACGCGGTGCGCCATCATGCTCTCCTGGTGCAGACTGGGCTGCCGGTTGAAGACCACGAGGTCGCCGTCGCGGAGGAAGCGGTGCACCACCATCCCGGGACGCAAGACGATCTGGGCCCGCTTCGCCGCGTCGATGATGGCCAGGTTGATCTTCTTCCCGTTCAGGGCGTCGACGATGGCGGCGCCGGCCAGGGACCCCGCGCCGTTCCGCACCCGCGCCACCAAGGCCTGCAGGTTGAAGTCGGTGACGCGCTCGGGGTAGGTCTGGCTCATCGCAATCTGTATGGGCACGCCGAGTTCATCGACATCCAGCGTGGGGTCGGGCCCGATGACGCTGCGCGCGTTGCGGTTGCACCGTTTGGCCATCACGTACCGCCGCACCTGCCCAAACTTGCCCTCGGAACGGTCTTTGATCGATTTCACCGCGCTCTGCCGCCCTCCGCTCTTGCGCTTCTGGGAGTTGCCCGTCGTGTCCTTGGACATGTACTGCGCGACGTTGGCCTGGAGGGACTCCACGAGGGTGGTCGTCGGCGTGCCCATTTCCAACGCCGTGCCGAGTTGGTTGTTGATCTTCGCGATGTCCGCCAACTTAATGGTTAATTCGTCTTGCCCTTTGGACCGGGCGCCGTCGCTGATCATCACGGAGGGGCGCACGGCCGGGCTCATGATCAAGAGCGTGGAGAGCACCATGCTCCGCGGGTGCGTGTCGACGAACTGCAACGCGGCCAACGTCGCCTCAGGTGCGTGCCCCAGGATCTGTTGCGCCTTCCGCGCGTCGAATTTGGCCGTGGCCATGGCGCGCTCCTCCTCGTCCTCGAACGTGGTATCGGGCTCGAACCGTGCGTGAATGCCCAGGTTCTTCTTGGTATACTTGGGCTGCGCCCCCCCGCACAGACGGCACGTTTTTTTGGTCTTGCACACCATCGCCAGCGCCTGCAGGTACTTCTTCCGGTGGTGGCGTGGCAAATTCGACGGCGGGGTCTCCACCAGAAGCGAACTGCAGAAGAAGCAGACGCAGCGCAGGACTTTCAACACGGAGTCCAGGAACAATGGGTGAAAGATCGGGGCGTGCAACTTGAGGAAACCGGCGTGCCCCGGACATTTTTCCATCGAGTTATAACATGTGGAACAGAAAATCCGCCGGTCGGACGAGCCCAGCCGCGCGTCGATGACACCATTGTCGTGGGGCAGCGAATGGAGGTAGAGGTTCGAAGTGGTGATTTCGCACACGCTCAATTGTTCGATCTCCTCCCCGGACAACAGATGCAGCCGTACGCGGCTAACTTCGTGCAGCATTGGTGGTTTGCAGAAGAATTGGAAACGAGGTTGTGGACAGGAGCCTGTTTTTCCTTCTTCTGGGGGCACAAACACGCCGCCTCCCCGTAAAGAGTAAACGAGCCTGAGGGGTATTCAATAGAAGAAGAAGAGAATGCATGGCGGTATACCCGGTTGGTTATGCGTTTTTTTTTTTTTGGAAAAAAACAAGTATAGCATGCGCGCCGCAAGGAAAACGTCGCGCGCGGCAGATCCACACCGTCCATTTTGCCCAACCAGAAGAAAGGATGCGGCGTAACATGCGCTCGAATACCGGCATTTTCCATGCACGGGTGGAGAACACAACGGACGTGTTCTGTGGCGGCAACGCCTGGGCCGGGCCGACGACGACCGGTGTTGGGTTCCGGCTCTTCGACCACCCAATCCCGCGCACCATCGAAACGTGGCCCGCCACGTCGGACGCGCTGTGCTGGCACTGCCGTCATCCATTCACGACGGTCCCCGTGGCGGTACCGATGCAGTTCGAGCACGGGACCTGGAACATGCGGGGGATCTACTGCGGTTGGGGGTGCGCCAAGCGCTTCGTCTTAGACCAGGACTACTTCAACGTCGCCAGCGTCCTCTTCAATATGAAACAGACCGCCGCGCAGTTCGGGGTCACGGACGCCATCGTGGCGGCCCCGCCGTTCACCGCGTTGCGCGCCTTCGGTGGCCACCTCAACATTGAGGAGTTCCGCGGGAAGCAGGTGCGCGTGAGTGCCGTCGATTACCCGTTCTACAACTTCAGCATGGGCTTCGTCGAGGAGCGCGTGGTCGGCCGTGTGGGGGGGCTGTTGCGACGCCCGGAGTCCGTGGCGCCGACGCGGACCCTGGTCAGCAACACGGAGAACGAGAGCATGTACAAGGCCTTCCTCGCGGAGGACCGACCCAGGCGCCCGCCGAAGAAACGGCAGGTCACGCTCGGCTCGATGGGCTCGTTCTTGAAGAAGAAAAGGAAGAAGTAAGACCTTTAAAATATCATGGCCACATGCCGCGAATCTCCCCCAGCGTGTAAAGGCATGGCCCACGATGCGCGACGTACACGCACGAGACGGAGCGCAACGGTGTCGGACCACACGACGCCAGGATCGAAAAGAGAATGTACACGTCGTTCCCGAACGACCGAAACGGTGGCGGGGGAAACGGTACCCATGGAATGCAATAGCGCGATCGGCGATATCGGAGCAAGAAGTGCTGGGCTTGGGTAGTATGTGTGTGTACGGCGGGGAAGAGTCGGTGTGTGTAGGTGTACCTCGGGGGTACAACAAGACACCATTTCCGACGATGCGTCTCGCGGTAATCAAGAAGGTAGAACAGTACGGACCGCCATACAAGATCGGTAAAATAATAATACATTTTTTTTTAATATTTGATGAAAAATATACAGGATCGTCAACGCGAATATTTTTTGTGTGTTAAAGTAAAAACAAATTCGCGCATGCCCCGTAGAAAATCGATCTATTACTTCGAAAATGGGTATATGTTCGGGGCTTACGTATCGGTTGGGTGCCGTTTTGGTTGCACCGTCATGCTGACGCCAATGTGAAGCCCCTCCAGCATCTGTATCTGTTGCTTCATCGCGTACGGAATCTCGGTCTCCACGCACATGCTGTTTACACACAAATTACACCGTGCCTTTTGGTACCGCGTTTGTCCGTAGCGTTGATCGTTCTGGGGGATGGCCAAGTACCCACAGGACGTGCAAACGTAGCACGTGTAGTAGTCGCTCTGTTCGAACAGACGATCCCGGACAAAGTTCGTGCAGCCCGCCACCAGTGCTACGTCCCTTTCCATTTCTCCAAATCGTAACCCCCCTAATTTGGCCCTTCCTTCCGTCGGGTGTCGGTTCTTTATCGTGACGGGGCCAAGATTCCGACTGTACATTTTTTTCCCGACGAGATGCTTCAGAATCTGATAGTTCGTCGGTCCGATGAACACTTTCCCTTTCAACGGGAGACCATTCTCCCCGCTATACATCTGCTCCTTGCCGTAGCGGCTGTAGCCCTGCGCTTGCAGAGCGTCGGCAATCGTCTCCACGCTCGTCTCGCGGAACGGGGTGCCGTCCCCGAGGTTTCCGGTGAGGGCGCAGACTTTTCCCAACAGACACTCAATTAATTGACCGATCGTCATGCGGGATCTACAATATATAAAAGTCGAAAGAGTTAAATTTGAAACAAAAGAGTGCGTCGTCGCAGAGAGATGAAGTACTTACGGCAGGGCCAAACTATTGATCACAATGTCCGGGGTAGTCCCATCCATCGTGAACGGAAGGTCTTCCTCTCCTACAATAGAACCAATCGTACCCTCTGCAAGAAGAGAAAAGTTAGAGAAGATCAGAAAAAGTGGGAGAAAGATTCTACTTACTTTGACCATGGCGCGAGGAGTTACCCGTCCAAACGGGTTTGTTGTTCCGTCGGACGTAGAAGGTATTATGCGGGGGCACCGACACGCAATGCACGGATCCCGAATAGGTGACCAATTTATCTTGTTTCTTTGAAATGTTGACTCCTGGGGTATTTTGTTTCCGGACAATCGTGACCCGCCAGGGTTTAGAAATATTATGGCCACTTTTTTTGGGTCTCAACAACATATAATTGGCAGACCATCCGCAGTGCAATGCTAATCGCTGGATGTCGTCCCGCAATCGAACGGTGGGAGTGTCGTAACGATAGGTTCCACCGACCTTCATTTTATGCCCGTCCAGCATGATTCCTTCCAACAGGGAACGGGAATGCGCTGGGGGCAACCGAAAGCACCAATCAGGCAGAGACATCTGGCCGGCCAACATCTCGTACAACGGACGGGAATAAATATAAAATATGTCCTTCCCGTTGTTAAACTTCAATCCGAGGCGATTGCAAGATTCGACGAGCGCCTTTTGCATCCGCGGCTTATGACGCTGCTGATAAATGACAATGCATTTATTATTTGCAGATCCCGTCGCTAACCAAAGGCCAATGACTGTCAGAAATGCGTCGTGGTCTGTCTTTGGAGTGACACTCGGCGGATCGATGCATTCACGTAGCCCATTGGAATCCTTTTTATAATGGACCGATCTGTGAAGAATATCCTTTGCTTCCACCAAGTTGAACTCTTTCCCGCAGTGATGCTTATGCTGCTTGACGTACATCTTGTGGTGCATCGTCGTTAACAGGTCGACTTGCTGCGATTGTACGTGGTACATTTCTTCATCTTCACATTCGAAGGTGTGCACTTCGGAGGGCTGCTGATAGAAAATCGTATCGTTGGTCGTGTCCAAGCAGCACACTTTATCCTCCGTCGTCACGTCTCGAATGGACACCCACCCGTTGTCCGTGAGCACGTCGTGGTCCGGGGTCACGCAAAATTTGTCGCCCACCTCCGGGCCCGTCCGTTTGCGAATGCGGACGCGGGCCAGCAGCGTCCCGTCCGTCGAGGAGGTCAGCATGACCTTGTCCACGACCCCCCCTTCGCCTTGGCGCAGGACGACGCTCTTGTCTCGTTTTCTCCTCGTTTGCTTGCCCGCGGAGTCGATTTCCAAGGTTTCGAGCGTTTTGCCGATGATCACGTCCCCTTCTTTCACCACGAGCCCGACGGGGGGAAATCCGTCCTCGTCGATGGAGTCGTAGTTCGTCTGGGCCCGCACCACCACCTCGTCCAAGTTTGGACGCTCGAAACATTCGATGTCGTTTTTGATAGCGCACTCGGCGCTGTAGGTATGGTAGTACGTCTTCACCGCCCCGCCGCGCTCCGCGAATTGCTTCTTCAACAGGATGCTGTCTTCCTGATTAAACCCCGACAGACTCACGACCGCGACGATGCAGGACATTCCCGAAGGCAGGGCGCCTTGGTGCCGCATCTGCTCCACCCGCGTCTGCACGAGCGCCCGTTGCGGGGTCTCCTGGTAGAACGCGTGGAGGTCCATCCGGTCCATCACGTTGAGAGGCGCGGCCCCGATGGCCTGCTTGCACTGGGCCGCCTGGAAAGTCAGTCGCGGGGCTTGGTTGTGGTTGGCAAAGGGCTGGAGCGCGGCGGCAAACCCGAACGTGCAAATTCCGTGGATCTCCACGTGGGTGTAGAGGTCCGACGTCGCGGCCTGCGCCCACGACGCGGCCACGTAGAGGTACTCCTCCTCCGCCTTGTCCACGTACTCCAGCACGCCGGCGAACAGGAGTTCGGCGAACAAGTCCTTACCGACGGGTTGCTGCACGATCGCCGACGCGCGGTGCAGGTTCTCGCGCACGAAGACCGGCCGCACGAGCCGGCCGACGGTGGTGTAGACGAAGAGGTCGTTCCCTTCGATGTAAATCGAGCAATCGAAGGGGAGCCCGTCCTGCCGCCGCCGCATCAGGACCGCCTGGCGCCGGGTGGCCGCCACGTTCGTCGTCGTCCCCACCATCTTGCCGTCGAGGTAGACGACGCTCCCGGTCGTGTGCACGCAGAACGGCGCCAGGCCCAACCACCCCACGACCGCCGGTTCGAGCAGCGCGGCATCGAGCGTCGTGTTGGAGACGTGCGCCGTCAGCGCCAAATTTTTGGTCATGCCGACCGTGGGGCCTTCCGGCGTCTCCACGGCGCAGAATATTCCGGACTCGGACATGGGCAACTGCCGCGGCGCGATGCTCTTGCCCCCGTCCTTGTTCATCGGCGTATTGACGCGGCGCATCTGGCTGTACGTCGCGATCCTCGAAACGCGATTCAAGTTCTGCACGAACATATTAATGCCCTTTTGTAACGACCAATTGCCGGTTGCGAAATGATAGTTCAAACTGCCCGTCACGCGGCTGGGGTTGATGAAATCGTTGACGCAGACCAGCGTCTTCTTCGATTCGAGGGCTTTCGTCAACGTCTGACGGAACGATTTCATAAAATTGCGGTAGATTTGTCGGAACAGCACGGCCATGAGCGGGCCCGGCCCGTCCAACTTTTTGTTGCGGTTGTGGTCGCGGCAACTCGGCGGTCGCAGCCCGAAGTGCACGGACACGACATCCCGCACCATCTTCGCGAGGAAGAAGGCCTTGGCGCGCAACGTGTTCGGTAATTCGTCCATGCCAATGTGCGGCAACGTCTCGTTCTGAAAGATGTGGAAGGTATACTTGGCCTGTTTCTCCCGCGTCGTCTCCGTCGTGCCGTGCTTGCCGACCCACACCAATATCTCTGCCCGGGTCATCGTCTTCAACATGCACGCGTCCAGCGCGCGCTCCACCAGGCCTTGGCACGCCGCGTTGGGCGGGGCGATCATCGCCACCGCCTCCGCACGGTCGGGCACGCCGAGCAAGGTAAACATTCCCTGGAGCCCAATTTCGAGAGGGGTGGTGGTGCTCTTTTTCAGGAACGGGACGATCACGACGACGTTGATCGCCTCGTCCTTCTTGCGCACCACGGCGACGCGGAGGGTGGACGTCGAACGGTACTTGGTGCTATGCAAACTGCGGATCTCCGCGACGTAGGAGAACTTCCCGAGCGTCTTGCCCTCGAAGAGGAAGACGGTGTTGACGCGAAGTTTGAGTTGGGACGTGAGGCTCCTCTCTTGCCCACCGATGATGAAGTAGCCGCCGTCGTCGAACAGGCACTGCTGCTTGTGCGGCGCCTTGTCGTCGTCATACCGGATGCCCACCATCGCGGGAATCTCGCAGATGCTCAGGTCGTGGTAACGACGGCAGAGGGTCGGCTTGCTCGGGTCGACCTGCCCGCCCGCGTCGTAGAACACGACTTCGTGCAAAATGTTGCACGTGATGTTGTTCTTCATCGTCAACCCGCGGAGGAGGCATTCGGTCGGTGTGACGGGCCGAACTTCTCCCGTGGACTCTTTCACGCTCGGCGGCCAGACCCGGAGTTCCAGGAACGAGATAGTGTGCTGTTGCTTTCGGTCGATGCCGACGGTGACGCAGACCGTCCCTTGCTCCCGCACAATTTCGTGGAGGATGGTCTTCAAAAAGTGCTCCCATCCGTGGAGTTGATGGTGCGCGTGCCCATGGAACTCGAAGTAGGCGTCCAGCACCTGCCACTGCAAGGTTTCGAACGTTGCGGCGTCCATAATTGATTTCCTGCGTGCTGCGCGCGGAGGGGGTTTGAAACCTCCGTTGTGTGTTTGTTGTTGGGTTGGTTTGCGCGCGCGCCAGCGAGAAGGGAAAAAAAAGATGTGACACGATATATGTAATATTGTGGGTATACCGGCTAGCCCTAACACGATCGGGTTTCGAATTAAATGGCATTTTCAATTTCCGCCTCGAATATCTCTTCGTCTGTGGGTGTTCCCGGGCGCGATAGGTTGAGATCTTCACTCAACAACAACTCCTCGCGAATCGATTCCAACGTGTCATGCATGGCACGCAAGTCCAGCAACGGTACGTTTAAGTGAGACGTCTCGTGATTCGTGTACTCTCGTTGCGTATTAAACGCGTTGCGGGTAAATATGATGGTCGCCTCCTCCGGCGTGACGAGCACTTTAAAGACATTGTTTTTTTCAAACAAGAATTTACTGATCAGGTCCAGGCAAATCTCCATCCGCTGCACTAATATTTGCTCGGAGATAATCACGTATCGTTTCCCATCGCTCGCCGCGGCGTACAACAAAGGGACGAGAGTTGCGTACGTACCCTGGGCTAGTTTATACCGGCTGTCTACAGCAAGTTGTTGCAAATTCCCTATCCATCCGATCGGCGGCCGGCAGGGACGGAGGCGCTCGCGCTCTTCCAACTCGAAGTCCTCGTGCGCCTCTACAATACTCCGCAACGCGTGGTTGATCGCTCGTTGTTCGGTCCGAGCGGTGGTTTGTCCGCGGCACGTGGGGCATCGAAATATAGGAAGGTGGAACGATGAATACGGCGCCGTGGTTCGGTCCATATGCACCATACAGCCCTCGCAGACGCTGTGTCCGCACTCGTAGAGCCGCGGAATTTGGAATAATTCGCGGCATACCGGACAGAGCAAATCGTCAGTATTCATAATTTATGTAAGAACTCGAAAAAAAAAAAGGAGAACGTGTAATAATTATACATCTTTCTCTTTGTCGACCATGTCGGACGACGGCACCTCTTGTGCTCGCGCTCGCGCTTCGGCCATCTCGTGCAAGATGAACTCTTGCCCGAGCAAGTTGCGTTCGGCGCGATGGAAGCCCATAATGTCAAGGGCCAAACCGACGTCCAATTCCACTCTCCCGGCCTCTTCTTCGCGGACGTCGATGTAATGAATGACTTCGTGTCCCGGAACTGCGTCTTCGTACTTCAATTCGCTCCGCAGTCGTTCAATCAGAGTGTCCCACCCTGCCTGAGGTATTTTGCCGCTGCTTCCGGTGGCAGTATCTGTCTTCGCGGGTGTGAAAACTGTCCACTCGTTCGAGGGTTTCTCGACTTCGTTTTGGGGTGGATCGATCCAGACGATGGACATTCCGACGGCCTCGAGCGCCGCATCCATCAACGGGACGTCGTCCTCCTCGACGGGCTTGACTGTGTTCGCGTCGAAGTCCTCCTCGATTACCACCACGCGGTTTGCGGCCGACTCGTTCGTGAGCAACGCGGCGAGCCACAGCCCGGCAATGCTGTTGCACCGAACATGCAGCACCGACGGTTTCGACCGGACACATCGTCGATGGCATCGACCCATCGAGGCCAGCGCGAATTTTCCGTAGGAAGCGAGAGAGAGGGTAGCAAGCAGAATTGTTTGGAACCACATTGTATTTTTATGTTGGCGGTGTGATATTATTTTCGTTTTTTTGAACGGACGTACATTATTTTCGCGCCGAGAAGAAAGAAAGATAATATGTGGGACGTCGTGCAGACCAACACGTTTTTTTGCACACTGTCGCGGGAGGAATTCGTGGATGATTTCGGGTTCGAGACGCCGCTAGAAATTATGAAACAGAACGCCGTCGACATTCCTCGCATGAAAACGTACATTCTCGGCAAACGTGTGCAGACGGTGGACGAACTTGATCGAATGCTGCGTTTTTACAATTTCTCGTTTGCCGAGACGCTTCTCATCTCCCAGTTGTGCACGCAGACGTCGCTCGCGTACGCGTACGAGCGCGCCCTGGAACTGCTCGATACTTCCGGGACCCAGCAGCACCTCGGCGGCTCCGGCGGACGTCACGCGGTGCACATACGGTGCGACCGCGTGACGATCACGAAAGTGTTTCGTGTTTTTCGCACCGACGATGACGAGTTCGAAAAAAAGTGCACGGTGCGGATCGACACGAATCTGCTCGACCCGGACGTTTCCATCACCATCGCATTGGATTAGACGAAATCCCACGAGGAGGAGGAGGGCGACGAGGGTGGGGGGTCGGCGGCCATCAGGGGGGTCGCCTCTTCTTCGGGGACCGGAGACGGGGCCGGCGGGTGGTCCATGAACAAATACCGCAAACCAAAACCCAGGAAGGTAAGACAAAACACGAACATCAACATATATAGGATTTCTATTTCATACGCCACATTTTTATTTATTTTAATGTTGTCCTAATAAAAAAAAATACGAAACGATGCGAACGTCGACGGCACGGATGCCGACGACGCCGGTGGTCCTGGCGGCCAACAACAAGAAGAAGTCCCAGCAGCCGGTGATGTTCGTCCGCCCGGAACCCGTCTCAACCACCATCCGACTCCCGCCGTTGACGCACGAGACCGTGCGCACCACGTGCCTCGTCGTGCTCACCCTCGTGGCCCTCATGCTACTGTTTGAAACGAAACAATTAGTGTCCTTGTTGCGGCGGCGGCTACGCTGATTTCTGGTCCAGGGTACGATCGATGCTGTCGCACAGCACTTGCAACTTGGCGACCATGACCGAGTCCTGCTCGTACGTAATTTTTAGATTCAGCAGCCCTTTTTTCGCGGCGGTCAGTTCCGTATGCAACTGCCGCAGGCAGTTGCCGTCCTCGATAGCGTCGAAGGTCGCCGTGGCCCGGTTAATGATCTTCGTCAACTCGATGATATTGTTGTCGCGGGCCTCGCCAAAGAGCCAGCGCCAAATCGGCTGGAATTTGCCTTCCGGCTCGATTCGGATCATCGACCCGGTCGTGCTGAAGCGTTCATGCTGGCGGATATAGGAGATGATCTTTAATTCCGTCAACATTTCGACGAGGCCGACATTTGCCATTACTTACTATTGTCTTTTTTCTATCTCGGTTGAAAATATTGTTTCGGTCAATAGGCCGCACTTTTTTTACAACAAGAACGTAAACGTAACAGAAATAATGAACCCGCAACGATTAAGCCAGGAGGATTTGACGAGGTTGGCGGCCGAGCCGAACACGACCGTGTACGAATACACGCACACGCAACTCGACGAGCCCATGGACATGGACCGCGTCGAGGCGTACGCGCGCAAGGTGTTCCTGTGTCGCGCCCGGTACGAGCAAGAGCACGCCTCGTACGAGGAAGACGCCGCGCGCGAATGGATCCTCGCGACCGCCGCGAAATCGCCCGAGTTCAAACACTTCTGCACATTCACGCACCACCCCATCTTTCACCATCTGACCCGGAGGCAGGCGGGGAGCACGGAGTTGAGGAACGTCCTCGGTATGATCGAGGTCAAGCGTCGCGCGTTGGCCGGTGCCCCGGCCGCGGAAGTGACCGCAGCCTTCCAGTCCAAGGTATTGGCGCACACCATGTCCCAGTCGTCGTCGAAGAGCGCCAACCGCAAGTGATTCGGGGCCCGGTACAAAAACAGGGCGTGTTCACGCATACGTTTCTTTTTTCTGTCGGAAAATAAATATACAACCCATAATAAATAATGCCCAAAAAAAAACCGACCTGTTTTCAGTGTGTGAAAAAATTAACGCCGGTCGAGCAGTCCATCGTATGCAAATGCGCGCACCGGTTCTGCGCGCGCCACCGTGCGTACACGGAGCATGCGTGCGTTGACGACGACCGCCACGCGACGCCTTCGGCCGTCACGTTTGCGAAAGTGGTCCACATTTAACGTAGTAGTTCACAGCCCCACGTAGTGGCCGAGTTCGACCCCAAGGATCGCAAAGTACGCCTCGAAGGTAGGCGGGTCGGTCGTCCGCACGATCTCGAGGCCGGTCTCAATCTCGGGCGTCAGCAGCCGCGCGCCACGCAATTTACCAAGGGCAAAGTCCGCGTACACGGCGGGGGGCTCGATGCCTTCTAGTTGGTTGAAGAAATCGGCCAAGGATGTCACGGTGGTGCATTGGCACATGTGGTGGTTCATGTTTTTTTTTCTCCGACGGTTATAAAACAAGTGTACGGCGAACGCGGCGAAACAATATGGCACAACGATTGGAGAAACAGATTCGCGACAATTACTTGCGTGCCATGGACGATGTGCTGCAGCAGAGCCTGGTCGATCAGGAGTTTGACTGGGTCGTCCGGCTGTTCGATGAACTGCGGAAGCGGATCGCGAAACAGATCCCCCACCGGACCGATTTGCACAGGGAGATTGCGGAGAATATGGACGCTCAAATCTTCCGACAGTGCCTGGCGCACAGGGCGTTCTCCGGGGAGGACCTTCACCGGCTGATCGCGTACGTCTTCTCGTGGTTCGAACGGCTGCAAGCGCCTGCCCGTGACAAGGAGACGGCGGCGAAGAAGGGCGAGGTCCTGCACGCGATGGCGTCCGGGGGTACGTTCGGGACGATCGTGCCGCTGTTCCTGCGCACGTGCCACCACATTCTGGACCTCATCGAAGCGGACGCCGCCGCGTTCCGGAACGCGTGAACCGAGTAGGTTTTTTTTTCCGTCGTTCATACACGCAAAAAATTATTTCGGGGGAAAGTTCAAAAAGACAATCATGCCGGCCACCATGTACGACACAGTCGATCGGCTCGAGTTTGATACGGCCGGCGTACGACAGAATAAGAACGGTCGCACGCGGTCGGCCTTCTTCGTTGGGAAAAGCACGAAGACGCAACTGGGGGATTTCGACGAGGAGCCGTGGACGGTCAAAGCCTTGTTGGAGGAGCAAGACGGGTCGGAGATGAAGGGCATCCGCTTGACCATCGACCGCAAAAACCCGGCGCTGCGGTGGTTCAAAGACCTCGAATGTTCCCTCGTCCACGCGGTGCAGAAAAAAAGCAACGAGTTCTTCTCGCGGGACCTGGAGACGTACCAAGTGCAAGACCTCTTTCAATCCATCCGCCACGGGACTTCAATTGATCTGCGTCTCGCATCGAACGTGAACGTCTACCTGTTCGACGAGTCGAAGCCCACGAAAATACCCTTCACCGACGTCAAGCCGGACGTGCTGTGCATCCCGATCGTCCAGATCGTGGGTATCTGGATCGAAGACGACTCGGCGTTCGGGATGGTGGCGAAAGTCACGGACCTGATGTGCTTCGAGGAGGAGGACACCGACGACGACAGTCCGCAGCCGGAAATGTTCTCCCGCGCCGTCGCATCATCGAAAGACCTGCACAAAGCCGAATGGGGTACGTCCGGGGCAGATTCGCCGGTGGAGAGCATGTGGGGGGCCAGCCTGTACCCGGCGGGGAAGATGCGCCCGAGTGCAAGAAGATGAAAACGTGCTCTGTTTTTATTATAAATATTGCAATGGACGAGGTTGGACCACCTCACGAAAATTTTCGTCCAATAATTGTTGGAAATACTCTGAAATCTTCATATTTTCGCGTCGTTCCACTTGTTGTTGGTCTGGGACCCAGGTCACCGTCGCTTTTTTAGAAACGCCGTCCATTTTCACATATATATCAAAGATTGATTGCTTGAGCAAGTTTCTAATATTCGTCCGTCCTTAACCGACATACGTATTAGTACATGTTTAATAACGTATTAAGTCACACACTGTTCAAGTTAGTAGGTGTATCCATACCGTAATGAAGAAGATCGTTCTAGTGGC